GAAAAAGACAACCCATACCCATACATCAAGAGAGCTGATTATGTGATGTGTTTATCAGACCATGAGATATATGGTTTGGTCAGTGAAGAAGCACACATATTAGGCAGACCTGTAATATTCAATCGATATGAAACAGCAACAGACCAGTTCATTCAAGGATTTGATAGTTGGAGAGGTGAACTTGTAACGGTTGGAATACTTCAACATGATTTTAGCAAAGTTAGAAAAATGGTGAATGAAGATCGATTTGAAAAGTGGGAGGCACTTATTAATGAATAAGGTTAATTTCTTTGCAAGTGAGGTTCAATACTTCGATCACATCATCCCTGTATGGAAAGAATTACCCGAAGAAGTAAAAGGAACATTCTACGTATCCTCATGGGTAATGTTCGCGAGAGCAGAGGCGAAAGAGAACTGCGTGATTGGAAATGAATCAAGTGGAATAACACTTGTAAGTTCATGGTATGACTACAAAATGACTAAAGGAAAAGTTATTTATTTAGAACATGGAATTGGTCAGCAATATGGAAACAATCATCCGTCATATCCAGCAGGTAAAGGAAAAGACAGAGTGATCCTATTCTTGAATCAGCACCATTTAACACAAGAGGCGAATCAAACAGCCTATCCAAACGCAAAGAACACGATAGTTGGAACACCAAAGATGGACAATGTATCACCACAAAGCGTGAAACATGGAACTGGCATAGTGTGTATATCGTTTCATTGGGAATGTGCTGTATGCCCTGAAACAATGAGTGCGTTCAATTATTATCGTGATGAAGTGATCAGACTTGCTAAAACAGGTAAGTTCAAAATAGCACTACACGCACATCCTAAGAATAGTGGTGCATGGCAAGACAAAATAAAGCGTGATATAAAACGGTATAACATTCCATTCTATGAAAACTTTGAGGATGTAATGAATGAGGCAGAGGTATATGTGATAGACAATTCATCAACGATGTTTGAGTTCATGGTAACTGGGAAACCAATTATTGCTTTGAACATCCCACAATACAGACGGAACATTGAACATGGATTAAGGTTTTGGTCACACATTGGTGGATTGCAAGTTAATCATCCGCACGAATTAGAAAAGATGATTGAGTTAACGCTTAAAGATACACAGTCATTCGCAGTGAGAAGAAAAGAGATAGTTGAGGAATTATACCCTTATCACACAGAGGCTACACAGAGAGCCTGTAATGCGATTGTAGAGGTATTAAAAGAGGTGTAACATGGTCGATAAAAACGGATACATATTTAATTATCGCTATGAGCATGGAATAAAGTATTGGCAGTATCATATCATAAACAACGATAAGTCATTAGGACTTGCGATATACACATCAAAGAAGAGTTAGTCACATACTATCACACAGAAATAACATATTCATCACATCAAGGTTTGATATAATGTCTGTATAAAGGAGGTCAATATACACTTGACTGAAAAATTAAAGACATTAGAATATGATAGGACTATCGGTGGCAGATATATTGTTGATAAGTATGGTGATGGTAGAGATTTGAAAATGTATGAGAATATGGAACAGTTGACCGCTGATAATCCGGATTATAACAATTATAAACGGGTTTATGGAGTTAAGTCAAAGAGTATGGAACAGATTGCATCGGAGGTGCTTGGTGCATACAATAGGGCAATAAAACAGAATAAATAAGTAATGGGATGGTCAAATGATCATCCTTTTATATGATGTAAAAGAAAGTGAGGTAAGTGCAATGGGATGCAAAGGTAAGTTCGATGAATGGCTTAAAGAAGATAGTTTAACACTGATTGCAGGTTGGGCTAAAGACGGATTGTCGAATGAACAAATTGCACATAACATGGGTGTTTCTAAAGATACATTCTATGAATGGCAAAAGAGATTCCCCATATTTGCCGACACTATAAAAAAGAGCAAGGAAGTAATTGACTTACAAGTAGAGAATGCACTACTTAAAAAAGCAATGGGTTTTAAAATTAAGGTAATGAAATGCTTTAAAGTGAAACGTGTTGAATATGACAAAGGCAAGAGAGTTCTTGAAACTGAGGAAATTGTTGATCGTGAAGAAGAAGTCTATATACCGCCTGATGTTGTTGCACAGATATTTTGGTTAGTAAATAGAAAACCTGATAAGTGGAAGAACAAACAAGACCACAATGTTGGTGGTGAACTGAAACTTGACATTAAATGGGATAAGTAAATGGAAGTTATCCTAAACAGTGTTTATAAAGGTGCATCAAAGACCAAACTAAGATACCGTATCATTTATGGTGGTGCAGGATCTGGAAAGTCACATTTTATTGCACAGGAAACATTATTGAATATGCTGTCAGATGGTAAGTATAGTTACCTTGTAGTTCGTAAGACTGCTAAGAGCATTAAGAACAGCGTATTTAAGTCATTGGTATCAAAGATTCATCAATATGGCTTAGGTGACTACTTCAAGGTCAACAAGACAGATATGAGTGTAGAGTGTGTTAACGGTTCATTACTGGTTACATCAGGATTGGATGACGTTGAAAAACTGAAATCAATCGATGGTATCAATAGGATATGGGTTGAGGAAGCATCTGAAATAACTGAATCAGACTTCGATCAATTAGACTTGCGTATGCGAGGGCTAAACACAGTCGGGTATCAGATGACATTTACCTTTAATCCAATAAGTGAGTTGCATTGGCTTAAAAAGAGATTCTTTGATTTAGGTGGTCCTGATGTGTTCGTCTTAAAAACGACATACAAGGACAACAAATATCTTGATGAGGCATATGTCAAGAAGTTAGAGAATCTTATAAACAATGACTTTCAATTCTATCGCATCTATGTATTAGGTGAATGGGGATCAATTGGAAACCTTGTGTTCACTAAGTGGAAGAAAGCAAACTTAAATGAATTGATTGATATTGGCGACAAACAAGTGCCATTAAAAAGCACGTTTGATAACTACTATAACGGACTTGACTTTGGTTTTGCATCCGATCCGTTGGCTTTCATTCGATTACACTACGATGTTAAAAACAAGCGTATTTATGTAACGGATGAAATTATGCAGACTGAAATGTTTAATGATGAGGCATCAGAGGTAATTAAACCAATTATAAACAACGAGATATTGAGTTGTGACACAGAACCAAAGAGTGTTGCCGACTTACGCAGAAACGGTTTAAATGCTAAAAGTGCTAAAAAGGGTGCAGGTTCTATTGAACATGGGATTAAGTTCATCCAGCAATGTGAAATCATTGTAGATGTTGGTTGTGTAAACACGATTAGGGAGTTGTCGGGGTATAAATGGCGAGAAGACAAAGATGGAAACATCATTCCAAAGCCAGTTGAGTATGATAACCACTTAATTGATGCGATGAGATACGCATTAGAACCGGCAAGTTCGGCAACACAATGGGGTTGGAAATAGGAGGAAACCATATGATGTTTGACAAGATTGTAGAGAAAAGACAGGAAACCGATCAATACAAGTATTTTACCTATGGTGATGACTATTACAATTCACGCAATACCGAAATAATGGAACGTAAGAAAAAAGTATATCTTGGTGAAGAATTGGGCGATGTTTCATCCCCTATGGTTGCACAACACACTTTGCCATCAGGACACTTGCGTAAGATCATTGATCAAAAGGTGCTGTATCAGTTAGGCAATGGTATCAAGTTTGATAACGATACGCAAAAGGAAATATTAAACAAGTATTTTGAAACATCATTTGATGAGTTCCTTATTGATAGTGGGTTAGATACATCCAAAAAGGCTGAATCATGGGCTTTTGCATTTATGCTTGATGGGGTATTAAGATTCACATTAATACCTTGTGAGCAGTTATCCCCTGTTTATGATGAATATGGGAAACTATCCATAATGGTAAGAACCTATGATGAGTTTGATGATAAGGGTAAAGAGATTGAAACAATGCTCGTTTACGATAAACAAGGAGTTACAAGATACCAACGCAAAAAGGATACATCTAAGTTCACAGAAGTAAGAAGTGTTGGTCATTATACAGAGCAAGACACATTCGATGGGAAACCTATTGATAACCCAGTTCAAAAGGGATTCGGACAAGTTCCATTCATTCCACTATTTAACAATAGGGATAGACATTCAGACCTATTCCCTGTTAAGCACTTCATTGATGTTTATGACATTATCAATTCAGATTTTGCCAATAACATTGATGATATGCAAGATGCGTTCTATACGTTAAAAGGGTATTCAGCAGAACCTAAAGCATTAATAGAGTTTATGAAACAGTTGAAGAAAATAAAGGCTGTGCCTATTTCAGAGGATGGGGATATTAAAGTCAATCAATTGGAAATCCCAGTTGAAGCTCGAAAAGTATTCCTTGAACTATTGACTAAGGACATCTATTCATTCTCAATGGCCGTTGACTTACGAGGGATTACAGGTGGTTCAATAACAAACGTCATGATTAAAGCCATGTATGCTGATCTTGACTTAAAGTGCGATCAATTCGAGAGTGAACTGAGAAAGTATATCAATTCAATCATCGACTTCATCAATAAAGTTACAAGCCAACAACTTGATAAAAAGTACAACTTCTTGCGTTCAATGATTATTAATGACAATGAACGTATTGATGGAATCGTTAAGTTGGCCGGAATCATATCACAAGAAACACAGCGTGAATTATTGCCCTATGAGATTGATATGAAAGAAGAAGATAAACGACTTGAAAAGGAAAACACTGGAGTTAATTTAGGTGATGGTGTTGTGAATCAAGGATGATTGACTACAAGGTTGCTGATAAAGAAACAGCAAAGATTGAAAAGAAGTTCATCGGTAATGTCACAAAAGCCTATCAGGTGGCATTAGATGACATAGGACAGCGATTAGACACACTATACGGTAAGTATTCAGTAGATGGTAAATTGAGCATAGAAACGATGTCTGTGGCTGATAGAAACAAAGTGTCAAGACTTAAAAATCAATATTCTTTGATTGAAAAGGACATTGGTAAAGTTACATCAGGACTATCAAGCCAAATAGAAGATACAGTTGGCGATGTTTACAAGATAAATTATGACGATGGGGTAAGAATGATTGGTGTAGAAGCTGGACAGTCTTATGCCTTTGACATGATAAACCGTCAGGCTGTGTATAAGGCGAGTGTAAGTGATCTTGGTAAGTTGGCACTGGAGTCAAATGAGATTGCGATTAAGCAAAATCTAAAGAGATCCATAACAACAAGCATTGTCCAAGGCGAATCAATACAGACGATGAAAAAACGCATTCAAAACGATTTAGAAACAAATGCGAACAACGCTGTACGGATTGCACGAACCGAAACAGGTCGAGTTATGAATGAGGCGAGATATGACTTGATGGGTGAGGCTGAAAAGGCTGGTATTGTGATGGATAAGGTGTGGTTGGCTAAAGATGATGACCGTACAAGACCATCACACAGAGCAATGAACGGTGAAAGAGTGGCCATTGACAAGAAGTTCAGCAATGGACTAATGAAACCGCTTGATCCATCAGGACCAGCATCAGAGGTTATTAATTGTCGTTGTACCATGTATAACGAGATAAACAGCATCGATGGAATACCATTTGATGAATTGGCAAAAGATCCGAGTGAAAACACTCCTAAAACGAATCCTGTTAGTAAAGCAAAACAGACCGTTGAAAGTGCTAAACAAAATGAAATAGTTAATCCTAAGAGTAGAAAAGAGAGTATGGATTTATTTAAGAAATATGGGATAGATACTAAAAACATACCAAGTAATATTGATGATGATATTTTAAGAGATTACAGTGTTGGTATGCAAAAGTTCTATAACGAATTTCCTGAAACAAAAGGGTTTGTAAAGGGAATAAATGGGGTTGATATAAACGGGACTGTGGGGAGGTTCAATCCTAACGATATGTATATAAGTGTAAATAAAACATTTATGAGCCAAGATTATGAATTATTTTCGCATAACATGAAAGATAACATAAGAGGTGGATTTCATCCTAAGGGTGCATCTATTGAATCAATATTTACACACGAACAAGCACATATGCTTGAGTTGACAATTGTTAACGATGAAACAATCAGTGGTGCTACATCTATGTGGAATAATCATATAGTTGCAGAAAGTTTGATTGATAAAACACTAATTAGGATGGGTGCAAAA